GCACCGTCAGAGTTACCTAGTATACTATTTCCTGGCTGGTGAAATTCTGACTTTGTACGACCAGTGTAGATGAACTGAAGAGATTTACCGTTCTTAAGTGTACGCTTCATGATCAAATCACGAGCGATTGTGTTGTTCTGGAAGCCTTTGAACATCTCTCCACTGAACAAACGCAAGTAGAGAGCGCGGGCGTCACCCGCACTATTAGATTGACCAGGCCGTGTAAGGCTAGTGGTCAGTGTATTATTTTGTTGTGCCATTGTTATGGATAATTAAATATGAACAGGACTAAGATCTTAGAAATTTTTTGTGGTCTATCCCACCGTCTAGACGGCAGCAAGGTGTCCGCGTACGGGCTTGATGCCAAGAGCAGGAGAGGGAATCGAACCCTCTCTACACCATCTGCTATTTCTTTTTCTTGATAACTGTTTTAGTTACAGTCTGACCACCTTGAGCACCTAGCAAGTTAGTGCTAAAGCCCTGCAAAAAATGACCAGCCAAACCTCCCATAAGTGCACCCCCAATACCAGGCCCGCTAGTCTTCTTTGTCACTTTCTTTTTGTATGCCATTAGTAGTTTCAGTAGTTTGTTCTTTTTGTTCAGGCTCAGGATCGTAACGAGTTACAAAAGCCTTCAGTACATCAGATTGTTGTGACATTATTGCAACATGCCAAATTGGCTTTTAGGCTTTTTAAACTGATCTGCTCCATCGAACTTAGGCTTGTACATACTGCCTTGTGACCTTGCACCCTCTGCGGCAGCAAGATTGGTTGCATTGCCTTGATCGAATGCTTTACGGACTTGTTTGTTGTCGTGCATAGCTTGAACACCACGTTGAGCATCTTTAAATTGGCCAACAATACCTGCCACATCAGACGCAATACCTAGTGCTTGCATGAATCTATTTTTTTTAGCCATAATCAAAAATCAATTTCAGAGTTTTCTAAAGTGTTAATTACATCCTCACGATAAGCAGGATCACTATCGTAACGAGGATCAGACATAGCTGCTACAAGCTCTTGCTGACTTCGGAAACCTTGATTAGTGGAAACAGGATCAGACCCTGTAAGCAGTTGACCATCAACGCCGGTCATATCACCGTATTGAGCCATCAATGCTTGTACAGCAAAGAAGCACGCAGCTGGATCACCAGAATCCATCACACTGTCATACATATCAATTTCTTCATCAGACAAATTTTCACCTGCCCAATTAAGCATCTGTTGATACTCTTGTTCCCCACCAGCCATATCCTTAAGTGCAGCTATGTCATCTTGATCAAGAGTAGTATCAACATCTTCATCTGTTTCTTCAGCATCTTCATATTCAACTTCCTCTTCGACAGCCTCACCAGCATTTTCTTCATTAGAACCTAGCTTTTGTTGTAGTTCTAGGTAAGCCTGCTCTAGTTGTTCAGTTGTATTATATTTACCAGCAAGGAGCGATTGCTGCTCCTGTTCCATTTGTTCCCCTAATTCTAGAGAACTCTGTTCGTCAGCATTAAGCTCACCAGGAGCTTCTGTGCTTTCATATGATGTAAGTGTTTCAGACATGAGTGGATTTAGTCAGGTTGTTGATTAATTTCTTGTGGAGCAACAGGCGCTTCAGTTTCTTCAGACTGATCTTCTTGGGCGATCTGTGCAAACTTACTAGCCTGCTTAGTCATCTCTAGCTGCTCTTGATTTTGCATGGATTGCTCTTGTTGTTGTTGTAGCTCTTCCATGCTGCGAACAAGATTAAGTACATCAATACCTTGAGATGCAGCTAAGCGTTTGATGACTTCTTCTGGGTTTATAAACTTGACAATTGCTTCTGGACCCATCGTCTGAGCAATTGTCTGCATGAACATTTGTAGGCTTTCTCTATCCTGCCCACGCCCCAACGCATTGACACCAGCCACGATTGTAGGCTTCACAAGTTTCGCAGGAATACGTGGTATATCGCCAGACTTTTGAGCAACGCTCAGTTTGCGGTTTAAATAAGGTACAAGGAAGTCAACAGTAAGAAGACTAAAAAGTCCTCCCAGCTGCCGTTCTAGTTCCATTTGTGTCATGCGTACCTCCTCAGCAGTAGTCCGCTCACTATTGCGTACTTGGAGAACTAGGAACGCCTCAGCAATACGACGTTCAAGCTGCTGAATCATCTGATATGCAGTAGCAAAATCAGCTGTCTTACCAACTTGAACAACACCGATGTCATCAGGTCTACCCTGAATGATTGCACCATTACCAGCCTTAGCCAATGTACTAGGCTTTGTTGTGCTGGACGGTGACACAGTGAATACAACTTTTGCCGCAGCCGCACTCCCTTCTATAATTGCTTGACTTAAAGCATCTAATGATTTTAGATCTCCAATAAACTCTTCTACGCGGCCGCGACCGTACGCTTCATTGTCCACAGTATTGAAGCGCAATGCAAGCCAAGGATTAGTATCTAGTGGAGCTTTTCCTTGAGATTTTGGGATTACTTTCCCGTGAACTTCCTGATGCCAGACAAATCTATTGTTGTCTCGTTTAATGTGAGTATAGACATCACATTGATTAGACTGACCTGTGCCAGCATAACTTTCATCTGAATTTCCTTCCGTAGATTTAAACTGCGGAAATATATTCTCAACAATTTTTTTGTTGATCCGTTCTTTAGTTACAATCTCAATTACATTTCCGATACCATCACGATCTACAACATACCGATTTAATGGATAAAGCTTCAGCTTTTCCTTTGCCATGTAAATTAAAGCGTTACCAGAAACAATTAAATGCTTCAAGGCTTGATGTACAACAACACGATCGTCGGAAGCAGCAATGCTTTCCATCATCGTGCGTTCAATACGTGAGAAAGATAAGTCAAGCTCAGACTTAACTTTAGGATCGATCTCTTCGTTTAACAGTGTTGTCTCGTCAAGTTGAAGTTTAAAGAAACTGGTTTGTGGTGGAAGGAGTGCAAGCATCAGCTTAGAAGCTAATGTCACCACACCTTTTGCACCAACACTTTGATAAGGATTTAGCAGAACTTTATAGGCACTATTGTCCTCGTCCTGCTTCATCAAATATGGCAGAGTTAATTTAGAAGCATCAATCGCGGATTGTAGAAACTGGTTTCGTTGAGAACTGAGAGCTTCGTATCTAGATTGAGCTGTCATTTAATTAGTTGTCTTTTTTTTGCGTATAGATGTTGGTGCCGTTGATGCTTCCTCAGCTGTACGGCTTTTAATAATGTTGAGACCCGTATTCTTAAAATCAGTTGAACGATCTTTGGGCTGTTCAGTCAATGCTGAAGTTACACCTTTAAAACTATCTTCGTAGCTTACTTTGCCACCAAGGCTACTTTCTAAGTTATTCATAACATTGGAGAACTTATTATTGATTTGCATATCAGCTTTCGGACCATCTTGCTTGATTAGTCTTTTAACATTTTCTGAGGCACCACCTTGGCTTTTATATCTATCTGCAAGTTTATCACTTAACTCAGATTTATAACCCTTCATATCAAAACCTTTGTACTGACCAAAGTTAACATTCCGAATTTTTTTACCGTCTTTATCTCTTTTAACTTTACCGTCTTTATCTCTTTTAAATTGCTCAGTATCGTATTGGGAAAAGCGAGTTAGTCTAGAGTTTTTACCTCTTTCAGCGTATACTTTATTTGGATTGATTTGTAAGCGTTGAGGTCCCTTGTATTTATCAAAAAACCCTCCTTTACCATCCTTGCCGTACCAAGATTTTTTAACTCTGTCAGCAATTTTACCAGGGTTCCATCTAGGTATACCAGCATCTATGGTAATAACAGTTTTACCTTTACCGCCAGTGTTGTTGTTGTTGTTATCACCTCCGGTTCCAGTTCCAGAATCATCACCGCTTTTTTTAAAAATAGTATTGATTTCTTTTTTCTGATCTACTTTTTTTCCGATCTTTAACTTATTGCTTTTCTTGATTTGCTTACGAAACGATTGAAGCTGCTGCCTAGTAGCTCCAGCATCTTGTAATTGTTTGATTTCTTTTTTAGTTACCTTACGACCCTTGTTTGTACCCTTCTTAATTTTGAGAGCTTTTCTAGCAAGTTTTTTTAATTCTTTGTTGTCACCAAAAGCTTTGCTTACCGCTTGCTTTCGTTGTTGCTTTCGTTTTTTACCCATCGTTGTTATCGAGTCGGTTTACAAGCCACTCCACAACTGAACGTTGACCGGAGAGGTACATGATCTTTTCAATTTTGTCTTCCGGTGTGGGGGTGATGGATGGAAAGCGTTCTTCCATTTCTAGAAGTACGCTTCGTGCCTCCATGCCGAAAACCTCAAGTAGATTCGGACTGTTCATGGCATTTACGACAAGTTAGTTCTGTGATTGGATAGGCAGCGTTGCATATAACATCAACGCCACACACCTTACATTTCAGAATCTTTGTCGCATCGTTAGGCATACTGGGGAAGATTGACATTAGAGTGCTCAAAAAATGAAATCATTCTGCCTGCTTTTGTATCAGTCAGTTCTGGTGCTTTACCCTGATACATCAGATTGTCAGATGAATCAAGCCAGAATTTTCTAGATAGATAACGCGACTCATTCTGATAGTCCAGAGGTTGCATTACCCAATTGATAGTTGCCTTCCTGAGTAAATCAAGAGAGCTACTGATGTTATACCCCAGCTCAGTATGAACCAAACTATTGGTAGCCACGTGAATTTGTTCCAAGTGTTATCGCAAAGGCTCTTTATCCTTTGCTTCTGCATCTTTACCATTGATGCAGGTCAGACTATATCTTCACCGAAAGGTGCTAGGCACTCGTGTCTCCATTACTGTGTTGCCACTCGGGAGTTAGTCGTTGAACCTTCTGGCTTGTAGGCCAGCTTGGCTGCTGATTGTCCAATTGATAGAGGAGTTCCAGCAATTCACCTAGTTTTTTATAGTAGGGACCAACAAACTAATCTCTACTTATATCTGCGCTGACTGTTCTCGAA